CCCTTCGCCAAACTTGTCAAAAAGCTCCTTTTTAGACTCATCTAGCAACTTTACTTCCGCTTCTACTACTTTGTTAAGCCTTTGGAAATAAAGCTTGTTTTTCATGCTTGTTTTTTGTTTTAGAAGTCCATTAGAAACCACGGTAGAAACACCATCTTTAGTGTAAGTCATACCGTTTAATTCATAATGTAGTTCTACGATTTCATTCAGGTTTAATTTCATATAATATGTGTTTTGTCCAAAAATAGTTAATTTTAATTAAAAATTAGAAAACTTTTCCACTATTTTATAAAGTTGATGGTTTAGGTATTTCTATTGGAGCTGGGGCCCACGGTAATGGCGGCGAAACAATAGGGGGGTTAATCAGATTGGCTATTTGCGTGTCTAAATTAGCGTCTATAGCTGCCACGTCCATCGATGATTCTAGCCAGCCACACACGATGTCAAATGTCAAATCCTCATAAGGAATGAAGTTTTCTACATTATCAGGGCTAAATGACTGAGTACTATACACATCTGCATTATACTCTTTCCCATCTACTACTTCATGAGCTTGTCTGCGCCAATGGCAAACAACTACGAAGTCCTTTAAATCGCCATCTTGTGGCAAACAATCTAATTGCGATACGACCCAATTTTTTGTACTCATTTTTTCTATTTTTATTGTTGTTTATAATATGTCCATTTAAATCCTCCACACTCCTTTCTTTTCTCTCTCATACATTCTCTTATATGGTCTTTTTTAACTCCTAATTCGATGCTAGCTATTATTCTATTGTCCCAAATTTTAATTAAATTACCATTTAAATCCCATTGAGCTACAGGAATGCATTTTTTCAACCAAAAATTTAAATTTTTTTCTCTTTGTTCTGGTTTCCAAGGACCATTTGATTTTCCTTTAAAATGTTCAGAAAGCTTTCTTCTATGCTCCTCCGATTTAGGCCTCCCCCTTAATGCTGCTGCTGTTTTTTCATAAGATTCTCTACTTTTAGGTTTTTTATACTTAGCAGCCTCTCTTAATCTAGCTTTTTGTTCTTCAGTAGCTTTCCGACCTATATTCCATGCTCCCGGGAAATCCTCCCCTCCACAGGTTAAATTAGCTAAAGTTCCCGTTTTATTATGTATACGACCATACAAAGAAACAAACTCATATTCTTTTTTACAAGCTTGTTCCCTTGTTAAGTCATCAAATAATATCTCAACAACATACTCCGTTTTAGACACAATAGATTTCCATATACGATTTCGTTGACCCTTTTCATATGCCCTTTTTAAATGTGTGCCTATACCTATATAGAACGGCTCATTCTTATCTAATCTTATATGTCTGTAAACGTATGCCATTTAATTTAATTAAACTTACTTATGTCTTACCCATTTGTAAGTTGTTGTCATTTTATTATTTATTTAATTGTGATTTTAAATCGTTAATTTCTTTTTGTTGCTCCTGCATTCCTTTTACTAAAAGAGGTATTAAGTTTTGATAAGCAACACTCATATATTCTGGTCCTTGCTTCACAATACCATCGAGATACTTTTTATCTTTTAATAATTCTTTTAAATCTTGAGCAATAAAACCTGTTTGAGTAGAACTGTCTTTTGAGTAAGAGCCTTTGTAATTGTATGTAACAGGCTTCATTTTATTGATTAATTCAAGGCTATTATCTAAATCTGATATGTTTTCTTTTAGCCTAAAATCAGAGCCATTTACATAAGCACCTGCACCCCATACTCCTGTTCCGTTTACTTGTAGATTATATGCACCTTGGTCAGTAGTTCCTGCTATGTAAACTTCCCCCCCACTGGTTATGCGCATACGTTCGGTGCCGTTATCCTGTCCTACCGTTGCGCCTGTTTTAAATACTAAATTATTTGTATCAATTGCTATGACTGCATCAGAACTTGCACCTGCAAACATCATTAATGATGCTGTGTTTGCATCAGATATAGTAATACCACTGCGTGTTGAATTACCGTTGGAAACAGTTAGCCTTGAATAATTAACTGTAGTTCCAATTAGTAAATTCCCCCCACTTGTTATGCGCATACGTTCGGTGCTACTTGTATAAAATCTTAGGTCTAATCCATTTAAACCTAATTCTTCAAAAGCAGCACCATTAGGTGTTATACATCTAATTTCAGCTATAGTATCATCTGTTCTTAATTGTATTCTATGAGTTCCAACTACATCTAATTTTGTATCAGGAGCAGTAGTACCAATTCCCAATCTACCACTCGCAGTTAACGTCATTGCTTGGGTAAAGGTTATGTTTGCATTGGCACTACCTGAAATAGCGTTGTAGAACTTAAAAGCACCGCCATTCATTTCCAAACGAGTTACTGCGTTAGTCGTGATATATTTATATGCACTATCGTAGTAGTAATTTGTTCCAACTTCTCCGTTATTACCTGCGGCAACAAATCGCCCACCTGAGCTAATTTCAATATGCTTTACATCGCCTGTGCCGTTTGTTGGTGTTACTCCTAAACCTAAATTGCCTGAAGTATCAAGAGTCATTTGAGCAGCACCTGATGTTCCAAAAGCTAAAGGAGTAGTTGCTCCACCTGACCCCCAATTTGTTGTAATTATCCCTTGAGTTCCTGTATGTGCTATTGCAATTATATTATTATTAGAAGAACTTGCTACTATTATACCTTCGTATGAAAGAGCACTTGCCATCTTAATAATTAATTTAGGCGCATTTAAACCGGGAGCAGTAGTAGTATTTACAAAAACAGTACTACCATTATCAAAGATTTGACTATTACCTATTGTACTTGCACCTGTAAACTTAGGTAGGTAGTTTGTAGTACCTGTACCACCAACAGGGTTAGCAGGTATGTCGCTTGTCATTGCAAATGTTCCGTTTTTATCTGGGAACAAATATTGTCTTGTAGTAGTACCAAGTAAAGCAGCACTTAAATCTACATTCCTTGCAGTTAAGTCTGTTTGACTATATCTTAAATACAAGCTAGTTTGTCCAAGTGCATATATAGAAGTATAACCCTGCGCACCTGAATTAGAAGAATTATATTGCTTGAACGCAAAATAACCACCTGTTGTAGAACCATCGCCATCTGAAAGATAGTTCCGAGCAGTTATATTATTAGCCCCTAAATTAAGGCTTGTTGTTGCACCCGTATAAGGAACATATCCCGTTTGAATATCACTCGTTAAAGCTAGAGTACCTGTAGCACTTGGTAAAGTATAAGTATAAGTACCATTGGTGATTGTTGAGCCTAAAGTCAACTGACCTGAAACCCTTAATGTACCACTAATATCAACCTTAAACGCTGAAGCTGTAGTTGTTCCAACTAAAATCTGACCAGTGTTAGGTTGCAATCTTAATGCACCTGCCGCTACAGCAAGTCCATAATATGTTTGTATTTGCGCCCAAGAACTTGTATCTGTACCGCCAACAGTATGTTGCACAAATGCATTGTTCCCACCAGTAGCAGGATTTGCATTTATTATTATAAACTGAGCAGTAGTTCCTGAAGCATTCTTTACAATAAGTCCACCATTTACATCTAACTTAAATTGAGTTGAGTCGTGAGGAGCATTTGTGTTGATACCTATACTACTACCACCATCATAAGCCAAACTATCGGTTAATGTTGTAGCTCCTGTAGCTTTAGGAATAAATCCTGAAGTTAAAGTACCCGTATGTGTACCCACTGACCAACTCCTATCTGCACTTAAATCATAAGCTGTACCATTGATAGTCAATTGCCTAGTTGTAGGAACGCCACCTAAACCACTTAAAGTGTAGGTAGGCACATTCAATGTAGCACCCACTAAAGTAGATGACCCACTAGAACCCGTAGTCGTTAATGTTAAAGCATTTTGCTTGCTATTAAAAGTTGTCCAGTCTGTAGAGCTTAAATAGCCATTTTGAGAGCCTGTAGCCACTTGGATAGAGAAAGCCCCAGTTCCATTATTATAAGCCAATGGTGAGCTTGCAGATAGCGAAGAAAGGGTAATAAAGTTTGCACCGTTAGTTAGTTGACTTGTATTGGTAGGAATTGTAATAACACCAGTAGTATTATCGTATGCTCCTGAACCTGCCGTAAAGCTTAATGCAAGTCTTGCTCTTGAGTCTAAATAGTACAAATTAGTCCCTTCTGCGATATTAGAAGTAGTTAAACTTACCGCTCCTGTAAACCCGTTAACCGAACTTACTGCATCTGTATTATCTACTTTGTCCCACGTAGTTCCATTAAATATAGCCCAGTCACCAATTTTCCAATCGGTAATACCATTTAAGTTGGTAGAACCAGCTACACTAACAATATAATAATATCCTTTAGTTCCTACAGAACTTGTTAATGTAGGGGTATTTGTAGATGCATCCCATGTGCCTTGAAAAATCACACCGCCTACCATTCCTGATATTTGGTTTTGTACTTTTCCAAAAGCCTGTAATATAGAATCAGTAGCAGCAATAGTGCCACCACCTGTTAAATTCAATCCTGTAAGCAATTTACCTGTAACAGCAGAAGTACTTAAAGTTACAGTTGCACTTCCCGGTCCTGAAGCCGTAGCCTCACCTGTTAATGCAGTAATGTAGCTTCCTGCTGCCTGTTTATTATTAAAAGTATTCCAGTCGGTAGAACTCAAATATCCATCGGTAGATGTAGTTGCCTGTGAAATACTAAAAGCACCCGTTGTATTATTATAAGATAATGGAGCTGATGCACTTAAAGAAGTAAGGCTAATAGGAGTATATCCTAATAAAGTTCCAATAGTAGCAGACTTCCAAAGATTAGTAGCTGTATCTCTATATAAAACACCTTTATTAACATAAGGAGTCGGTGCAACATCGTGTAGTTCTTCTAATTCATACCCATTATCAACCTTTACATATATTTTACCGTGATTCGCATGAGCGTAAACCACAAAACCTACAATAACAGTATGTATAGGGGCGGTTGGTTTTATGTTTGTAATACGACCTGAAGTTGTACCACTTAAATATAAAGTATCACCATCTGCCCATGTTTCACCCTGAAGTGAACCTGTTGTATTAATTTCATTTACCAAACCAGAAACGGTAATAAAACCTTCCTGATTATTATTTATATTTTCTGTTACTAATCCTAAAGTATCTTTTGAGTTTGCATCATTGTCTGCTCTAGCTAATCCAACTTGAAGTCTTTGACCTTGCGCACCAATAATTTTTACAGCCTGATAATTTGATTCTAACAAATTACCTCCTGTGCCATTTACTACTCTTGCTACTTGCTCTTGTCCTATTTGAAGTGTAACATTGTTACCCATCAAACGTAAATCCATAGTTCCATCAGAAGAATTCCATTGCATCCTGCCTACTTGTAAAGCTCCAGATGGAGTTAAATCTGCTTGAAAATAACCTGAAGAAATCCCAAACTCACCTAAATCTACATTTGCAGTAGCTCCTGAATACGGAACATAACCTGTTACAATCGGGATGTCCGAAGTAAGAGCCAATGTCCCTGTCGCTCCCGGTAAGGTATAAGTGTAAGTGCCATTAGTTATGGTTGAACCTAAAGTCAATTGACCCGAAACTCTTAAAGTTCCATTAATATCAACTTTAAAGACTGATGTTGTTGATGTGCCAATTAGAACTTGACCACCACTAGGTTGTAATCTTAATGCGCCCGAAGCAATTGAAAGTCCATAATATGATTGCAATTCTGCAAATGCTGTAGCAGTATTACCGCCTGCGGTAAATTGTACAAACCCATTATTGCCCCCAGTTGCAGGATTGGAATTTATTAAAATTAATTGTGCAAGAGTACCTGAAGTATTTTTAATAAGTAACCCTCCATTAACATCCAACTTAAAGTTAGATGAGTCGTAAGGAGAAGTTGTGTTTATTCCGATGCCGCTTCCATTGTCATATATTAAGCTATCTGTTAGTGTAGTACTACCAGTAGCTTTAGGTACAAAGTTTGCGGTTAAAGCACCCGTATGTGTTCCTACAGACCAACTTCTATTTGCAGAAAGGTCATAAGTAGTTCCGTTTATAGTAAGAGTAGTAGCCGCATTTGCAGGAGTATATCCTAAAGCATTTTGCTTAGAATTAAATGTACTCCAATCCGCAGAACTTAATAAACCTCTATTAGTTGCGGATGCAGTTGGTAAATTTAAAGTAATATTTCCACTACTTGTTATTGGGCTATTTGCAACATTCGCATCAGTTCCTGTTGAACCTAATTGTATACCTACACTTGTTACCGTACCTGCATCAGTTGCTACTTCTACAATACCATTAACGGCTTTTAATACACCGTTTAAATCTCTTATCTTAACATCACCGGTAAAAAAACCTTGTATTGCCATTTTAATATTTTTTTATTAGATAACTAATATTCTCACAAATTCACCTGTTTGGAATGGTACAGTTGCTGCAACTGTTAAAGTACCAGTACTAGAATCCCATTTAACTTGGTTTCCTGTAGGAACACCACTAAATATAATTTCACCCACATCAATACCACCTCTACTTGCATAAAGTAATGTTTTACCAATTGCTTCACTAAATGTAATTGTTGTAGAACCACTACTTGCGAATTTAGCGTACTGCTCAACATTTCTTCCAGAACCTCCACTACTTGGATTAACAACAAACCCAGCAATACCAGCAATACCTTCTGCTTCAAAAGCATATCCACCGCACATTCCATAAACATATTCAGTAAAGCCAACAAGATTTATTCCCGTATAATTTACAGTATTAACCCACTCTAAAATGTCAGCTTCCATTTGCAACTTTTTAGGTAAATTCAAATCTGTTTCTTTACCTAATTCAATATCTCTTATTGCTAAAGATGCTGAAACTTTTGCTATATCAATAACGTCTGATGTAGTTAACATTAGTAAACTAATTTAGGATTATCAATAATGAATTTTGCTTTATTCAAACTTAATTGCGCAATTGCAATTCCAGCACCTAGTGTAATTGCATCATCTGCTGCACGAATATATGTATTTAAAGCAAACTTTGTAGAAAGCCAATTATCCCCATCCAATCTTTCAGGAGCAGATATTTGAGCTTTAGATAATTTAGTATTATAAATTTTTGCGTAAGTAGAAAAGCAATACGTAATCGTTTTATTATAAAGTGTGTTCGTATTATCTCTCCACTCAACTGTAATATTCAATGCATAATCCTTATCTAATACGTTAAAACTAATTGTATTCCCAGTAGCTAACGACCATACTTCATAGTTGGTAGTTGTACCACTTTCAACTAAATAAGTACCATCTGATTTCTGCATATATACCCTTCTAGTAGTGATAGCAGGGTCAGAGCCCGTACTTGTATCATCTAATATCAATAAATTAGGTGTTGATATAACCTGAGAGGCGGCAAAATTTTCTGTAAACGGCATAATAAAAAAGTTTACCAAAACTACCAAAAAAATGTTAAATAATAAAAAAAGCCCTACTTTTTTATGGTAGAGCTTTTTTATTATAATTTAATTAAATTTTAAGCCTTAGCT